CTATTAACAGTTTCAGTATAATCGGATTTACCGAAAGAGAAATAGTACGCTCCGGCTTTGTACGTGACTACATTGTAGCCAGAAATAGGCTGGGGCTTGATATCTAAGGAGGATATCTAGTGTCACACCCAAAACTACCTACAGTAGGAAGTCCAGTACCACTGGCTTCCTCTTTTGAGACTAGCCTAGACGGTAACATCGGCCTAGGCACCTACCTGCAAGATCAAACGACTCCGATACTATCTGTACCATTTTTGTTTCGTAAAAGTACTGCTACCTTAGCTGCTAACACAGTAGTTGACTCCCGTACAGTAGATGTGACAGGACATACTATTATAGTTGGCGATACAATTGAATTGACCAACACTGTAACGTTCATGAAAGCTAAGGTACTCTCTATAACACTCGATGGTGGTGGGGCGGGAGTCGACAGGCTTACACTTGATGTTCTAGTTAACCACATTTACATTACCACTGGCACTAGCATAACAGTTGGTACAGAAAACCTACTAGTTGACGGATCTGTTACACCGGTGATATTCTCCGTTTCTCCAGAAGCAGGACAAGCAGGGGATTTTACAGCAATATACTTTGCTTGGCAGTCCGCTGCGGTTATGGATTTCTCTACCTTTGGTGGTAGGACTAATCTGACCAACGGGATACTACTACGAACTAAGGATAGGTTCGGAGAGTATAGAAACGTTGCTAGCTTTAAGAGCAACGAGGAAGTCATTAGGCATACCCGTTTCTATGGGTTTTTAGACCCTAAAGGTGGAAACACTAATTATGCCTTCACAGCTGATATTGTGTTCTCTGGACAAGATAATAGAGGTGTGGTTTTAAGAGTTAATGGTAACTTTAACGAAGAGATACAATTAGTCGTACAAGATGACTTAACTACGGGAAATGCCAGTTTTCGAGTCCTAGCACATGGGCATGAATTACAGACAGCACCTAACCAATAAGAAGAAATTATGTTAACAGTAAGCAGACCTGACGTTGAGACGGATTTCCTACAGGAGTTCCCTGTTGACGAACGTTTCATAAAACTCCCAGTAAAAAACTATATGGATTTACTGGGTATCGAAGCTATTAGACCGCAAATAGCACTAATAAATGCTATCAACAATCCTAAGTATCGTTTTGTAACTGCATGTCTATCTAGACGTACAGGAAAAACGTACATAGGAAATATACTAGCGCAGTTAATAGCTTTGGTACCTGGTTGTAACATCCTACTAATGTCCCCAAACTATTCACTTACTACTATCTCATGGGAACTACAGCGTCAGCTTATAGCCAAGTTTGATTTAGAAGTAACAAAGAACAACCAGAAAGATAAGGTAATTGTACTAAGTAATGATAGTTCTATTAGAATGGGTTCTGTATCGCAGGCCGACTCAGTAGTTGGTAGATCGTACGATTTTATTCTGTTTGACGAAGCGGCACTATCTGATGAGGGTAAGGACGCGTTCAACATCCAATTGCGACCGACCTTGGACAAACTTAACTCCAAGGCTATATTTATATCTACCCCACGTGGTATGCACAACTACTTCCACGAGTTCTATCAGCGCGGTTTTAGTAACGATAGAAACTTTGATGACTGGGTGTCAATCCATTCTGATTGGCAAGAGAATCCTAGAGCCAACGCTAGAGATATCGAACAAGCTAGGCTTACTATGTCAAACGCCGAGTTTAGACAAGAGTACTATGCTGACTTCTCCTCATTCGAGGGACGTATTTGGGACTTGAAAGATTCATGTGTACGCGACCTATCTAATTTAGATACTAGACGTATGGACAAGTTTGCGGGTATTGATATTGGATTTAAAGACCCTACAGCGTTTGTAATCTTCGCGTACGATCCTAAGGAGGATATGTACTACTTACTCAATGAGTTTGAAGATAGTGAAATGAAGACCTCTGAGCAGGCTGCCTTGGTGAAGAAACTTGAGTACCAGTATGAGATTGACATGATGTTCATTGACGCTGCTGCTGCACAGACGCGGCACGATTGGGCTATGGATTATGACATTTCTACTATCGGCGCAAAGAAGTCCGTGCTTGACGGCATAGGTTTCGTAGCTGGCCTTGTAGAGAATGATAAACTTATTGTTGACTCTAGTTGCGTTAAAAGTTTGTATTCTTTTGATCAGTACCAGTGGGATGACAGATCGACCCTAACTAAAGAGAAGCCTATACATAATGCTGCCTGCCACCTTGCAGACGCGATCCGTTACGCTCTATACTCTTATACCGCCGGTTAATTATATTGGGCCTTTGTTCTTTTTAAAACTAAGCTTGACATTTTTGGTATTTTTTAGTATAATGGTTTAAATAAAGTATAATAAAATAAATAGGGACAGGAAGGCACTTAGCAACTTAAGCCTTCCTTGCCAAACACAATAATTAAAAAAGCGGAAGTACGGAGGTAATCGCGTGGCAGAATTGTTAAGAATGCCAGTAAAGTACATCCGAGATCGCATCAAGTCTCAGTACCCTAAGGGAACTGAGTGCCATATCTGCGCTTCCACGCAGACCTTAGAGTTCCATCATTATCACTCAGTAGCTGAGATGTATAAAGTCTGGATTGCTAAGAATAAATTGGTAGTTGAAACTGCCGAAGATATTCTTCTAGTACGTGACCGATTCATCGAAGACCATTGGGATGAAATGATTAATGCTTGTGTTACATTATGCAAAGCGCATCACGCCAAACTGCATCAAGTATACGGTAAGAATCCTAAGCTTAGTACTGCTGAAAAGCAGCCACGTTGGGTGGAAAAACAAAGATTAAAGCACATAGCCTAGGAGAAAGATAGATGGCTTTATTTTCAAGAGATACTCGTACTGCAGAAGATGTGCAGTTTGAGAAAGATTTAGAGAAGTACGGGATGACTAAGCTCAACCCTGCTCAGGAAGAAATAGCGAGCGCTGAAGGTACCTCGGTAGTAACTACTAAACACCCTTACAAGTTCGCGCAAGCGTACAAAGACATAGAAGTAGTACGTCGTGGTGTGGATCTGATTGTTGACAGTGCTAGTGCTATCAAGTATGACGTAAAAGAAAAACTTGGTTTTACTGGACTAGCTGGTTCAATAAAGCAAAAGAAAATTGCTTTATTACTAAATTCAAGACCTAACCCTTATCAAGATATTAACGCTTTTAGATCATCTATCTTCATGGATATGCTCATGGATGGTAACGCTTTTCTGTATTTTGACGGTGAGTTCTTATTTGTACTTCCTGCTTCTAGAGTTGAGATTATACCCCATAAGAAGACTTTTGTAGACTCTTATATGTATGATGGGAAAGTTAAGTATACTTACAACGAAATCATCCACATCAAAGATAACTCGGCATCTTCTATCTATCGTGGTGATTCAAGACTTCGAGCATCAATAAAGAGCATCAATATTTTAAACAGTATGTTAGATTACCAAGAGAACTTCTTCAACAACGGAGCAGTTCCTGGATTGGTTTTAAAAACTAAAGACGTACTTAGTCAAAGAATTAAAGATAGAATGGTAGCTGTATGGACCCAGAAGTACAACCCTAAAAGTGGTGGTCGCAAGCCTGTCATCTTAGACGGTGGACTGGAGTTGGACTCAATCAACCCTGGCAACTTCCAAGAGTTAGATTTTTCTTCTGGTGTAACAACCCATGAAGAAAGAATACTTAAGGCGTTAGGAGTACCTCCAGTACTGCTTAACTCTGGTAACAATGCTAACATATCTCCAAATTTAAAACTGTTCTACAATGTAACAGTTATACCTTTAGTTAATAAGTATGTTGCAGCGCTTGAAGCGTTTTTCACTTATGACATAAAAGAGGATATTTCGGAAGTTAAGGTACTACGTCCGGAATTGAAAGATGAAGCCGCGTACTACTCTGGTTTAGTTAATAATGGTATAATGACTGGCGCAGAGGCTCGAAAGGCTTTACGATTACCAGAATTACCAGATATGCCAGAACTTACTGAAATACGCATACCTGCAAACATTGCCGGAAGCGCTACTGGCGTATCTGGGCAAGAAGGCGGAAAGCCTGCAACCGAAGACGAGGGCGTTTAATGTCAACACAAATGCTAGATGAGCTAGCTGGTTTCTTCAAAGACAAAGATATTTCTATGGAATGTCATGAGTACAGCGCGCATTCAGCCGCACCCTTCTCTAGGCAGGCTATCAGAAAAGAATTCAAGTCTTACGAAGCAATGCTAGTAATACTTAAAGCACATATGCAGAAAACAGTGAAGGTTGAAAAACCTGCTGCTCCTGCACCAGAACCTGCACCAGAACCTGTTAATAAGAGAAAACGATGAACAAGAAACTACTTAAACTAGATTCCATGTTTCTCTCTAAGGCTGTAAATGAAGAAGGCGACCTAATTATTGAAGGATTCGCCAACACTACAGACAAAGACAGAGCAGGGGATGTTATAGTACAAGAAGCTTGGGGCACTAAAAGCGCCTTGCCTAACTACTTAAAAAACCCAATTATTTTAGCTTACCATGACCACAGTCATCCGGTAGGAAAAATGA